ACTCCCTTCTAACTGCTCTACTTCCCACCGGGTGTAAGCAATCGCCTTTGGAAGTTCGTCAAATGCATAACCACCAAACAATAAGCGCTTTAGTGAGCCATGAAAGCCCCAACTGGCCTCTCTGTCTTTTAACTCTTGCTCCAATTCGCTCAAAGTCTCGCGCAGGTCATTCAGTTTTTTCTTGTCGCTGTCAAACTCATCGGTAAACAGAAATGCGCCCAACCCACCCATACCGACCAATAAGGCTTCCAGCTTGCCGCCTTCGTCATAGGCATCGATCATCGCCTTTGAGATGCCATTGAAAGCAGGTAGCAATGCCGTTGTGATTTGCATCGACAATCCATCGGCGCGGGTTTTCAGTTCTCCAAATCGGTCTTGCAATTCAGACGCTTTTTGTGCAGCCTCAGTGGACACCCCTGAGAACTTATCCACATTCTCATTCACATCATTTAAATACGGAATTAAGTCTGCGCCCGACTTGCCAAACAGTTGAGTTGCTAAGGCCGCTTTGTCCATGCCATCGCCATAGCCTTGCAAACGCTTTGCAATGTCAATTACCAGCTCAGCAGGATCACGCAGATTCCCAGCAGCATCCTTGGACGATATGCCCAAACGCTCTAGGCCAAGACTCGCCTTGCTATTTTCATCATCCAAACCACCAAGACCATTAGACAGCTTAATGATGGCATCGTCCACACTTCCAAATTCGACACCAGTCATTTTTGCAACTTGCTGCAAGCGCGATAAGTTCTCCACTGACGCGCCTGTTTTTTGTGACATATCATCCAACGATGCAAGCTCATCAATGGATTTACTCATGACTCCAATTGCGCTACTTACACCCATGTAGGCCGCAACCGCTCCAGCTGCATTTTTTGCGGCATTGGAGAAAAACTCCCGCGCGGATTCGCTGGCTTTGTCAAAACTCTTTTGGGAGTTCTGCGCAAATTTAAGCGCCTCTTGACTGGATTTATCTAGCCCCTGAGTATATTCAGCGTAATCCAATGCCAATTTGACGACCAGCGAACCAAGTGCGGACATATCATCATTCCTTCGTTTTGTTTAAGACTGAAAGTGCAGCCCGCTCAATGATGCGTAAATCATCGAAAAGCTGCGCTCGTTTTGCTTTTTGTACCGGTCTAAAGGTTCGTATTACAGACTCAATGCCTGACCAGTTAAGACCCAAATAAATCAGATTGGAGACGTTCGCGGTGACGTTCCATTGATTCGCCACTGCCAAGAAGAACATGAGCGATTCCCAGTTATCCTCATACACTGCAAAGTTTTCCTCTTTGGAAGCATGCTGTTTCTTCACTGCGTCAATGACTTCGGGCGCTGCCTGCATTGCAATTAGACTTTTTAAAACGCTAGCATCCATCGCAATTGCAGGCGTAGGCCGCTCGCCAGCCCAGTAGCGAGCAGCGGCCTCTAGTTTTTTGATTTAGCCTTTGCTGCGGCTTCAAAATAGGCTTCTCGCAAGCCGAGTATTGCACTTGGAATACTGAGCAATGCTGCCAGGTGATCTTCGTTAAACGCAACAGGTTCGCCGTTATTGTTAAGCTCAGACCAACCGACAATGACTTCAGGCAAAAACTCAATGGGCTTTTGTTTAAAATGTGCATCGAGTTGATCCAGAGTCGGGCGCTTGAACTCGCACATAAAATGAGAGGAATCAATACCACCCTTGCTGTTCGCTGTTTCTACATTGATACGTGCCACAAAAGTGGGCTTAAGATTCATGTTAAATGCCATGATGTTTCCTTCTTTTAGGTATAAAAAAAGCCCACCGAAGTGGGCTAAGTGATAATCGATTACGAGAAGTAGTAACGATTAACGAAGTGTGATCGTTAGCTCATCATTACCGAGATTGGGCTTGTAAATAGTTTTCAAGCCAATCATGGCAACACCATCAGAATCGGAATAGGCCGGATCAGAAAGCTGTGTTTTTGGCGCGTTGATTTCAATGATGCGCCCTTCCACATTGCCATGTACGATGCGGGCTAAACCTAACTCTGCTTTGATGACAGCATCAAACCAATCCTTATCCGCAATCGTTCCCATTTCCAGCAAGGCACTACCTGTCGGCTTCCGTTCTGTGATTTGTATGCCTTGGGAACCGATCAGGTTACGATGCGTCACTTGATTCGCGATGTCAAAACTCATGGATTCAAGCGCACCTGTTTCTCCAAACAATTCCCAGGTGGGCGTATTGTCGAAATTCACTGGCAACGGATCAGTAAACGCGGTGTAATCCACACCGACTGGCATAGCTGCATCCACTGCCTTGACGTACAAACCAGTAAATTTGAACTTAATAAGGGAGGTCGATTTTGATTTCACCTCAAAACTAAACGTACCCTTTGCATCAAGCATTCGGTGACGAATACCATCAATAAAGATGTCCAATGTGATTTGCTCTTGCGCGTTCGTGATTGGTGCGTACACTACGCTCGTCGTCGCTGTAATGGTTTCACTCATCGCGCAAGCACGCATTAAGTTATTCCATTTAGGCGCAACACCTTTACTACCCGATGTGGCAAATTCCACTTCAAAATCAACCTCAGAGTAAACCGAGGTAATCACGCTGCCAGAATGCCCAAAATAAGGCTTGATGTTGTTACGATCTTCAGAGGCAGCAACCACTGGGCGAGGTTGCGCACCACGGCATAAAATCGCATTCGCTCCTGTCAATGCAGCCGCAGTACCAAGGACAGGCTGTAAGGCTGCCAGCACCACCATGTTTGTCATATATTTAGACATAGATTTCTCTCTTTTGGTTTAAAAAAAGCGGGCTATGCCGCCGTACGAAGACCCGTTTCAGGATCGAAAATGTAGCTGCCGCCATTGCCTGCATGCGCATCGACAGCTAGCACGTCGGTCGCTTTAGCCTGCTTTGCTGCAGGTGTATCAAGCAATGGCTGTGTAGCCGGTTGCGTGTCCTGCTTTGTGACATCGGATTGCGATGTCACTAGCTGATTCTTTGGTTTCATTTGCTTCACCCATAAAAAAACCCGCTAGGCGGGCGTTGAAAAAAATCGTTGTGCAGACGTCTGTACTACTGACGCCTGCGGATCACGTGGTTTGAGTAGTAGCCGTACACGCTTGCATCTGGCTCATAATCTGCATCACCGTGATCGCCGTCTTCTAAATAGCCAGCGATGGCCTTCATTGCGACTTTGACCTGCTCGTGCAGTGCGGATATCTCAGCTTGCGTCTTTGCGAGGATTGCGACCGACACTGTGTGCTGCTCATAACCTCCACCCATGACCCAGCCTTTTTCTGGCTGCGTCTCGATATCAAAGACGATGGCTGGCCACGTTGGATTTTGTGGCAACTCCACAGCCCACGTATTACTTAAAACTGGCGTTAGCGCAGTAATGATGGCTTGCTTGATGCTCATTTATTTGCCTTCTCTAAGGTCTTTTGCAGTCGCTTTTTCATGGCTTCGATTGCTTCTGTACGCTTGTTTTGAAGTGATGGCGCGATGAACGGTGTTGCTGCTACTCGACCCACTACGGTCTTCGTGGTTTTCATACGCTTTCGCTTGCTGTTCATGTTGCGGGCAGTCGTTGATCCGCGATAAATATTGCGACCGAACTCCAAGAATGACCAGTAAAACGGATCATTCACGTACTTAGTGCCGACCCGACCACTTGCCTTGACCGTCAAAACTTTTTTTGCCTTGCGTCCTAAGTCTCGACCATGCCGCACACCGAGGTTGTATTGCGCTATGCCTTCTGGTGTTTTCTCACGTTTGATAGCGATGTTGTCGATCAATGCACCTGTTTTTCGCAAGCCTTGCTGCTGAGCCAGTGCCTTTGCTTCTTTTTTTAAAACACCGCCAGCTGCAACTACCATCGCTCGCGATGTGCGCAACTCCATGTCTTTTGAAATCGATTGAAAGCCTTTGCGTAGATCTGCTAGACCTTCAATCTTTTCAGCGGCCATCGTTTAACCCCGTATCACAGGTAATGATTTGAATGCGGTGTGCACAATTCAGATCATTGACGTGCTTAATGTTATAAATGCTGCCGTCATAGTTGATGCGCATGGTCGTGTTGATCGCCGACTTGTAGCGAATCGTGAACTCGCTGACTGCTTCGGTGATCGTGCCATCTTTGCTTTGTAATCGCTTTTCTTTACCCGACAGATGCACAACTGCAGCGCGGACTTTGCCATCCGTTGATGTGCCAAACGGTACTGGTAACCACGTATCAACTAAGCCGCCGTGCGAGTCTTTGGACTGGCTTAGCGCTTCGATGATGATGGTGCGATTCATTCTGCCTGCGCGTATCATTTACGCTCCCATACCAAAACGATAGTGCTGCAAGAGTGACCGTGAGCCATTAGGTAGTGGCGATGAGATCGTGCCGATCACAACGTCCTCGCGATTGGCAAAGCGATGCCCGACGATCAACAGGATCGCGTTTTTGATTGCCGATGTGACGACCATTGGTGCTAACCCTGCCGTGTCTGCATCGACGGCCGCATCTAGCTCTTCTTGCGTTGCATAGATTTTGCGATTGATAAAATCGCTGGCTTCTTGCTCTGCTGCTTCGAGATAGAACGAGATCAGCTGTGCATCGTCTTCATCGGCATTGCAATGCGCCATCGCGAGTTCAGTTGTGACCAGCATGGTGTTCAGCCTTGATCGTTGGTTTCGTTAGATTGATCGCCTTGATCGCCTTGATCGCCTTGATCGCCTTGATCGCCTTGATCGCCTTGATCGCCTTGATCGCCTTGATCGCCTTGATCGCCTTGATCGCCTTGATCGCCTTGATCGCCTTCGATAATCAGTGCATTGACGGTAGGCGACTTGCCTTTCTTTGTTTCAGCCGGTTGACGCTTTTTTCCTTGCGTTGCCAAACTTGGCTTTGTTTGAATCGCGTCATTTGCTTCTTCCGCTAAGCCTGACTCTGCCAGGTCTCGCGCACGTAGATCTTCGACTTCAACAATTTGACCGACAGAAAACCAAATACCGCTACTTTGGAATGGCTTGAGAATTTTTACTTTTTTCATGATAAAAAAATGGGCAGATTGCTCTGCCCATTCTCATAGTAAGGTGGATATAAACCGCTTACAGACTATTTCTCAACCGTTTCAATTACGGTGCCGTGAATGCGCCATAGATGAAGGATTCAGGACGGATGACAGCGAGTGCCAAACGCTCTTGCGCCAAGATGGTGACCATGCCATTTTTGAAGTTATCACCGTCTTCGGTCGATACTTCGACGTTAGCATCTTCACGATCAAAAATTTGCGCGCCCATATCGAACGCGCCAACTAAGAAATGATCGCCTGCTAAAGCATTGGTATCGATAACCGGAACACGCCACATACGAGGCTCTGAGCCTGTGCCAACATTGACCCAGATGTACTGCCCTGTCGAGTCTTTTTGCAATTCAATATCAGCCCAATCCGTTGGATTAAGCAAAATCGCATTTGGCTTAAACTCTGCAATTCGACATTGCAAGATTGCACGGCGCAATGTATCGATCTTCGTATCACCAGCTTTGCGCAATGCATTGTTAAAAGGCGTAGATTGAGGAATGATACCCAACAGATTTTGCCCTACACCATCGCCACCCAAGATATCAAGCTCTTCTTTGTATGCGAGACCATAACGCATGCGACCATCGATATAGCTTTGCAGCATTGGGACATCATCCAACACTTGCTTGGAAGCTAGAACGTAGTGACCGACAGTGCGTACTGGCGTGTTTTTCAACTCAAATGACAAGTCCGATTTTGAACGTGTTCCACCTTCTGCCACAGCGTTTGCCATGTTTTGAAAGCCAGATTCACGCACGTATTCAATCGCATTCGATCCTGTACGACCTGGCATAAGCAAGTCACGCACAGTGAACGTACGCAGATTGGGCGTTACGACACCTTCCAAACGATCTGGACGGATCGCAGCACCAACGCCACCAGTACCAGTTGTCGCACTCGTGATGTTAGTTACAGCCTTCAACGCAATCCGGGCAGTGCCGCGACCTTTGGCTTGCAGCGACTTGAAGTCGTCCGAATCTGTGAATAATTGACCATTCGACTTAACGACTTGGTCTTGATCACCACCGCGACGCGCCAGCTTTTGCTCGACCTCATCGAGACGCGCTAGGATCGCCACGCCGTCTTCAGACAGTTTTTTCACTGATGCGGCAGTTTCAGAGCTGACCTTGCCCGTTTCTTTGATTTCTAACGCAGCCTTCTCACAGAAGGCTTTGATCTCGGCATCGCGCTTCGCTAAGCCGTCGTGGATGGACTTCAGTTCTAATTGATCGTCAGCACGATCACCGGCTGCTTTGCGTTCTAACTGACGCGCATGAGGAATGTTACCCATGATGTTTCCTTATAAAAGATTTGAAAGAGAAAAACTATTTAATTGCGCAGCTAATGGCGCGAGGCTTACTTCATTTTCGCGGTCGCTGGCAGACTCACTCTGCAGCAAATGTTTCAGGCCACGGTTTGCGATGACTGTGGACTGCGTTTTTGAAAAGCCTGCCTCGCGCAGGAACTTTTCGAACTCGGGTAACTCGGGCAAATTGCCGTGTGCGATCTTGGATTTGATCAAGTCGATACGGGCTTCGTCGTTGGCTGGTGTGGTGACTATGCTGATCTCGACCAGATCGACTTCTTCCAATGTGCGAATGCCAGTCTTTTCGTTGTATGAAGACTTGATCACGTAGTAGCCAATCGATAGGCCTGTGATTGAGCGTGTTTGCATCCCCTTATAAGCAACTTTGGCGTTTGGCGCTTCTTCGAGCCACAACTCACCGTCACCTAGGAGACCATTCGCATCTTCTTTGAGATTCACCCATGATCCAATTGGCTCTACTGTGCGGTGCTGCCACAAAATTGGGATCGTGCGTCCTTTATCCGCTAGGGCTTTCAAACTATTGGCAAACGCACCTGGTGCGACGACTTCACCGTAGCTGTCGACCACGCCAAACACGGAGCCATAACCTTTGAATGCGCCTTCGGTGTTGACCGACTTCACGTCAAGATCGAAGCAACGAATCTTCATGCCCGGTTTGTTTTTACGATTCATTATTCTCTCCAAAAGTGGGTAAGCCAAGCCAACTGGCGAATGCGTCTTTCGCTACTTTGTCTGGTGTGGTTTTGCCGAGTAGGTTGATCGGCAATAAATTACTTTGCACTGTGAGTTCATCACCGCCTGCGACAGGTGGACGGTTTTCTAATTCACGAATTTCGTTGCGTGTCATCCAGCCGTTTTGACCGCCTGACGCATATAGAGCAGCGCGACCGGCTGAGTCTGCACGCATCAAACCTTCGATACTGAACTCTCCAAAATACTTCAAACGATCTGGTGGAGGCAGCAAACTCTTTTTAATGCCTTGTTCTAATCGCGTGAGATATGGCCGCAATGCAAAGGTTAAGAAGCCGATCATTTGTTGTTCAAGACCAGTGCCCCAACTGGTGGACTTTTCAGAGTGACCAATCATGAACGGGGGCACTCGAAACCATCGGCAAATTTCCTCAACTTGAAATGCTCTTGTTTCTAGCATTTGTACGTCATCAGGATTCATGGACAGTGATTGATACGTCGAACCACCTTCAAGCACCATGAGCTTGCCTGTATTTGCTGTACCTGCGAGCTGCGCAGCCATAGACTCGCGGATCTGTTCTCGTTGTTCCTTTGTGAGAATGTTCTGCATCGTCAACGCGCCACCTGCACGCATGCCGTTCGCAAATAGCTTGCCAGAGGCACGATCAGTTGCGATCGCAGCTCCTAGGCTGTTTCTCGCGTACGAGACTGGCGATAAACCAACCAAGCCATCAATGCCAAAGCCTTTGACGTGCCAGATCTCTTTTTCTGTGAAAGTTTTTAAACCGCTTGACGTGGTGTAGATATAGAAAAGATCGCCATTCACATCGGTTTTGACTTGCATCAGGTTTGGCTTGAGCGGATCGAGAGAAACAATCCGATTGCCTATGTACGTTTTCAGCACATACGCATTGCCCCATAAGCACAATTGCGATACGACGCATTCCCAAAACTCCACCGCCGTCATGTTGGCGTTGGGCTGGTCATGTAATAGTCGATACAGCCAGTGGTCGCGTGCTACATTGCGGCCACCTTTGACATCACGCTCATACATGATCATCGGGAGCGTTGCAATCGTCTCTGCAATCAAGCGAATACACGCCCAGACTGTGGCAATTTGCATTGCTGTTTGCTGGTTCACGATCTCGCCAGAGTACGAATCACTGCCACCGACCGTCGATTGCATGGACGTGATTCGCCCCGCAACTGACTTGATTAGCCAGTTGACTGCCTTGTTAAATATCGTCATTTATACGACCACCGGATTGTTAATAAAGTCATCAATATTGGTCTCGGGAGCTTCGTTAATCGCTCGGTTGAGACACATGATTAGCGCTACTACGCCGTCTATTTTGTTTTCCTCGCGCTCTTTACGTGGGAAGATGTTGTCTTTCGCATCGCGATGACATACCACGTTGCTGACCATCCAAGTGAGAACTGGATCGCCATCAAAGTGAAATCTGCCTTCGAGCACAAGTGCTTCTAGCCATTTCATGGGTTCGCTAAAATTTTTAACCGTTTGACCTACTTCGATCATCGGCAAATTTTCGTCAATCATGCGTTGGCTAAACTGCGTTGCCTGAAACGGATCGTACGGCGCTTGTGTGATCGTGAATTTCGCCGCATCAGCAAGCAAAGATTCTTCGATCACTGCAAAGTCGGTTACGTTGCCAGGTGTACTGTGCAGACGTTTGGACTTTGCCCATCCTGCATACTGTGAATTTCTACCATCCTCAATCGCGAACTGATTTAGAAAGTATTCACCGAACGCGTAGTAGTGCCGAATGCCGTTGATATCACGCCAGAACAAACGCATCTTGGCTGCGATATCGACCTTGCTCGCTAAGTCATGTGCAACGATACATTCACTGCCCTTGAAGTCATCCATTCGCAATGACTCATCGGCGCATTCATCCCAGAAACGCATGTTCATCCATGCTGTATCTGCATTCACCCAAATGTTCAATCGCTTGGTCAAGAATTCATTTTGAGCCGACATCATGACGGATGCTTTCTTGCATGCCGACTGCATGTCGCTCGGTTTGACTGACACACCAAAGTTCGGATTGGCTTTAGGCCAGCACGCTTCGTCTTGCCAGTTGTCACCCGCATCAATCGTGAAGATGATCCCGAAGAACGTGTCATCTTCGACCGCTTCCCCTTCGATTTTGTAGCCCAAACCCTTATGTCTAAGGAGTGTTGCATTCAAAATCTTGGTGGCATAGGTGCGTAATTCGTAGCAAATGCCAGCACGATTGCTTCCTGCTGTCGTAATCGAGAAGCCCATCGGCTGCGATCGCGCACCAGTGGAGCTATCAAGCACGTCATACAGTCCACGATCTGCCTGTGCATGCAACTCATCAGCGATAAAAGCATGCGTATTTAGTCCATCAAGGGAGCCGAAATCACGGGCAAGTGCTTTAAATTCGCTGTTGGTTTCGGTGTTGTAGATCGCGCTGGTGTTTTCTTGCATGCCCAGCTCACCAAAACCAGCTTCCTTCTGCATCATGGCGCGAGCGGTTTTCCAGACGATTTTGGCTTGTTCCTTCTTGGTCGCGAAGCTGTAGACTTGCGCACCCGGTTCGCCATCAGCAGCGACCAGATACAAGGCAACACCCGCCGCCATCGTGCTCTTTGCGTTCTTGCGTGCGACCTCTTCATAGGCACGTCGAAAGCGACGCAGGCCTGTCGATTTTTCTAACCAACCAAACAGATTGACCAGAATGAAGATCTGCCAGTCTTCGAGCTTGATCGTTTGATTGACTTGAAGGCCGTCAATCCAGATCGGCTTGCCCCATTCCCCCTCAACATGAGGCAGTAATTCAATAAATTCACAAACACGCGAGCCTGCTTCTTCATCCAAGTAGTACGGCCAGTTCGTTTCTACACGAATCTGGTCATCAAGAAAGCGTCTAGCCGCTGCTTTCACCCACTTGCAGGCGAGGATTTCACCGGACAAAACCGCTTGCGCGTAGCGATTCGCCCGCGCAATGAACGGCATCATCAGCGTTTATTGAAACTTCCAAGCGTTTTTGGTGCGCTTGGCGTTTCACTCCCCACGATAGTTGGTTCAAATAATGACAATTGCGTGGTAGCTGGAGCCATGTTCACGCGGGACGCAGGCGTGAGACCAAAGTCCGAACACATGCTTTTGTAAATTTCGATTGCCTTGTTGCTGGCAGTCAGCGCAAACGAGTGCACCATGTGGCCGTTAGGCGAAGCCACACAAAGACCGTGATTCTTTGGATCAGCCTTTGCCGCCGCTGCGATCATTTCTTCAGCTTCAACATACCGCCCCCACTGCGTGCAGAGCATCGCCAGTGCGCCACGATCAACCGCTGAAATCATCTGATAGCCGCCAAGTTCCTCGGTGACTCGCATCCATTCTTTTTTTGCTTCCCCGCGCAGATGCTTAGGACAATCAGGAATACCCGCAACTGGGCGAAACTCAGTCTTATTGACTGGCCTTCTCCCCGGATTTCCCGCGATTGACTTGAGGGCGCTCGGTGTAGACTTCCTTCCCATTTTTACCCCCCCTTCCTAAATAACGCGCACACGAAAATTTGACTTAGACCACG